CTCCAGTCCATGAAGATGATGACATCATCGGACATCTCTTGGACGCCAACGATTTTCAACATCCCCTTCACGCCGCCGATTTCAATCTCAGTCCAACCGTAAACAGAGGTCTTCTGGCTACCGGGAGAGACGTTGAAAGAACCCTTGCTCGTCTCCAAGTTTTGGAGAACGTAGCCAAGGTTGCGGTAAGACATGATGGCTTCATTTGGATTGCCCTTGCCGAAGGTACGGATGGTTACGTACGCGTCGAAAAGTTTAGCCAAAATGTTGGTCGAAAGAACCGTAGAACCATCCACGTTGATTGCTTGCAAGTACGGGTAGGTGGTTTTGGTCTGGCCATAAAGCGCTGCATCTCCACCGTTCGCGGCCGACAAGAGTGCCGAGCGAATGGAGGTGAATGCGTTCGATGCCGTATCAGCACCAGGAATGTAGAACTTCGATCCAGAAGCCACGTTGTCGGCATTGAAGTCATACACAGCGCCGCCACGAGTAGCCGAGACCGTCAAGGTCTTGGTATTCATGTTGATGCCGGTGACGTACACGTCCGCGACGGAGTTCTCAAGAACGCAGCGTTGACCGATCGTGAATAGGTCCGGGCGATCCACGATAATCAAGCCAGTATTGGCAGTGGCGGCGGCTGTAGACTTTGCGAAGAAGTTCCCCTTGAGGAGCGTCAACGAAGTCATCATCTTTAGGTAGTCCATGAAGTCGTCGATAGCTTCGGGAAGAATTTTCAAGAAACTCTTCTCAGAAACCTTACCGTCATGCTCGACCAAGTCGGCATGCTTGAATTTCATGGTGCCCCAAAGTTCCTTGTATCCGGACACTTCGCCACGAACATGCTTATCTTCAGAAACGTCGTTGGAAGCAGTCAAGCCTCCGAATTTCAAGGAGCTTGCGCCAGCGCCTTTAAACGGAACCGGCAGCGGGCCGCCCTTCCAAGAGTCGTCTTTTTCGACTTTGTTCAAAACATAGTCGCGTTTAATGAGTTCTTCCTTGAGCAAGTCATAGGTAAGGTACTCATTCAACATGTTGTCGAATGTGCGTAAAGTTGCCATTTCACTCTTCCTTTGAGTTCATGGGTGCCTCTCTCTCAAGAGGTTCCAGTATTTTAAAGTTCGTTGTATCGTTCCTTGAGGCCAGCAATGCTATTGATTGCCTTCCTTGCGGGGGAGGCACCTCTTCCCGAAATGTTCGGGAGAACAGGGTGTGGGGCAGCTTTCTGTGCTGCAAACGAACCGGGAGCGACTGCGAGTGATGCGGCCTGATCCAGGGCTTGCGAATCATATGCAGTAAGAGACATTGCGGCTTGCAAAGCTTGCTCGGGGGTGGCGTCACTACCTGTTGCTTCAGAGATCAAAAAGCCTTGTTCAATCACAAGGTCCCGGAAAGTTTTCGGCCCGCCTGCGTAGTTTTTCGTTCCTCGCATGGACATGGCTGAGTTGAATTTTTCCGCTACCTTTTGAACTTCTCCCGTTCCGAGGAGTTGCTCAATGTGCTGGCTTCGGGCCTGAAGCCGCATACTATCTCTTTCACTCACCAACTGTTGATTCGTTTGGCGGGTCTGCACAAACTCGTCTTCGCGTTGTTGTTGCCAGTCCATCTGAGCTTTCTGTTCAGGTGGCAACTCATCATACTGTAGCTGCTGCAATGCGTACTCGTAAATCTTTTCTTTGGGGATTCTAAGAAGCTGTGAAATTCCGCGAATGTCACCCTTCTCTGCCATCTGCAAAACTTGGCGCTCGCGATGAACGTGCGAAGAAAGCTGCTGTCGAGTCGTCTGCAACTCTTCGCGTGTTTCCTTGAACCGGGGCTTTACCACGTCCAAGCCATACGCTTTTTCAAAAATTTCTTTTACTTGCTTCTCAGTCGTCGCATCCGTAATGGATTGGCGTAGGTACTCAGGAATCTCATGTTCCTTGTCCATGACCTTGAACTTCCAGTTCGGGGTGAACGGGGAAGGTGTAGTGGATCCTTCGGGAGCGGCTGCACTCGATGACTGATCGCTTACCGTGCCCTGGCTCTGGCTTGGAGCCTGGGGCGTTGATGTAGCTACGCTTTCAGGTGCGGCTGGCTGGGTTTGGGTTGGTACTTGCTGTTCCATGCATTACTCCTGGGCGCGGTCCTGCACCCTGTGGTTGAACCGGCGCTTGGCTTTGCGCAGGTCCCTGTTTTGGCTGGCCAGGGGCTATTCCTTTAGCGCCCGGGGCCTGTGGTCGTGAGCCCGAAACAAACATGTTTCCGATTTGAGCTTGCGCGGACGGTTGCATGGATTCGAGTTTTTGGAGCGACTGCCCCTGTTTCTCCAACATGTTAATGAGCCAATCGAGTGCCATGTAGGGCACGCGAACACGCTTAGGTGGCTTCATCGGATCGGTTTTATTCTCAACATACATCTCACACGCAATCATTGCGCCCTCAGTAGGAATGAATTCCGACTGCGCAGCCTTTAAAGCCTGCATCTGCTCAACTTCAAGCTGCTCGTGCGATTCAAGTTTCTTGAGATAATTTTGCCTCACATTCATAGGAAGGAATCGGAAGTCGGCTTGCTTGATACGATTCGTGAGTTTCTTAATGTAATAGGGATGGTTGTCCGTCGGATTAGGAACCGGGTACTCACCACGGTCCAAAGCCAGGATATCATTCTTAACATTTTCATAGTCGAGCGTAAGATCGTCAAACACATCGCCGATATCCGCAAGAGGCATTTTCTTAACGAGCTTACCTAAATCGTCTCTCGCAAGCTGAGGCCCGATATACTGGATCATGTGATTCATGATCAGTTGCTTACCCATCTTGCTCTCGCCGTCCTCGCTTGAAGGCTCAAGCTTGATTTGATAGCAGAGCTTAGAAGCATTCTTGAACTCAGAGATGTTCACCTGCTCGCGCCTACCGACTGCATAGATGATGGCGTCGTCCGGCATATAATGCCGGGCCAGGTCCAAGGTGACCGTGAACACATCCACCAAGAATTGCTCAAACCTGCTTGCAGGCACGGAGTAACGCTTCTTTTGGCGAATGGATTTAAAGAGCATGGCGTAAGGGTCCATCTGCCCGTCTTGCTTTTGGCCAGAGTCCTCCTCAAGCATAACCGCCTGGTACATCTCCACAATCTGGCTTTGCAGATACGCTAGGTACTGGGAGCCGTCCCGGCCCGAAAGAATCGTGGGCGGAGCCCCCGAAACTTGAATCCCGCGAACACCCGGCAAGATACTACCGTTGGTGAGCTTAGCGCCCGCTTGGTAAATGAGTTTGTCGTCGCCCAGGGTGATTTGGTGCTCGGCAATCTTACTAGCCGCCCGATTAATTTCCGCCTGGTAAGGCCTGCATGTTTTTACAATCGAACGGCACCGGGGAGTAGTCGGAATGTCCTCGAAACCCCCAAAAGCGATGGGGAAAATGCCAAAAGGAAGCTCCCCTTCCCATAGAATTCCATGCTGTGTAGTGACGTAAAAGTAGCCTTTTGGGCACCTTGGACCGGGTCTAAAGTAGTATTCCCGGAGCATAGTCTCGCCTTTTGACTCCGTATAGCCCCCTTGGGAGCCATCAAACACCACATAAGTCTCGTCTTTACTCTCTTGGAGCATCTTGAGCTTATCGGGGTCGTCACCTAAGCGGATTTTTAGCTCCTCAATGCTGACCATCTTCCGAATCCCGATCCATTCGGCTTGGTCTAAGTCCCTGCACTCCTTAGGACGCAACAAATTGAATCCGTAGATGCGTTCAAAGACGAAGTCGCCCTTAAACTTGGGCTGCTCCTCTTTTGAGGGCTCCCCGTCGTCTTGAAACTCAGGAGCGCCGGTTAGGGGGTCGACTTTTTGGTCGTAACCCTCGAATTCCCCACCCATGGGATCCCAATAAATCTTAACAGCCACTTCGCCAATGCCAATAAAGTCCTCACACCATTGGCGCACCTTCTTTTGCATCCGGTGGCGGTCTTTAATGTCTGCAAGTACAGCGTTATGCAGCTCGGCCGACTTAATATCCTGCATTTCCGTATCGTTCTTAGGAACGACCGTCACACCCGGGGCATAAGTGAGGATATTGTTTACATAAGTCTTCGTGATTCGTTGAATGTGGTTCTTCGTGAGGCGAAGCTTCTGCTCTCTTCCGATTTCCTTTTGGTCCCGGAGATTATTGAAGAATCGCGAGCCCTTGTTGGCGTAGTGTTCGCCGGATATCAAGAGCACATTGGATCTTTGCTCAGCGAAGATGGCCTGATCGACGTGGTCGGCTTCGGTGAATAGTTGGTTAAGATCCGCGATTGTAAGCTTCTTCATCCGTCACGTCCCCATGCCTTAGGTCTTCAAGCTCACCGTTCACAACCAATCGCTCGTATTCGAGCGGGTCCTCGATTTGTAAAAGAGCCAGACGCTCCTCTTTAGTGAGGACCATCTCTTTTTCAATCGCTTCGAAGGCTACTTGTTTTGAGTTATCCGAAATTTCAGCTTCGGGGGTGATTGGGAGCGCGCTAGGTACGTCATTCTTCTGGCTTTCGGCAGTCCCGCCGAATTTGACGTACAGGTCTCGGAATTTCAATACCGATACCTTGGCTTCTCCGCAGACTCTAAGGATAGAGCAGACTTCTTCTGCAGACAATTCTTTTGAATTAGTTACCGTATTGCTCATTAAGCTCCTCAAACTCTTCGCGGATCCCGGCCTCTTCTTGAGACATGGCTGCGAGCACTTCTTCCCGCCTGGTGACATACTCAGGCTGGTCGGGCTTTGCGACTACGTACCCTTCCGGCAACTCCCCTTTGATAATTGTGAAGTCCCAAGGGATTTTGGTTGAAGCGTACCTAAGGGAATCGGTAAAATCGTCCTTGGCCTTGTTCTTAGGGGTGTTTTTCTTGAGTGTGGACAGCTCCACAGCAAGCTTTTGCAATTCCGGCTCGTCTTGGTCAATCGAGAGCATGCCATTTTTGAAAAGGACGTTTAGGATGTCCTCCCCAATCTCATGAGACTTTTCGGACGCTTGAAAAGCCTCCCCCATCCGAGACGCATACGTGTGAAAGTCCTTCGCCGCTTGATCATAGTACTGGGCGGTCATCTGAAGATTCCCACGCAGCTCTAGGTTCTTGGCCAGGATGTCGCTTGCAGCGGTTTCAATGTTATCACCCCGCCAACCGCGAAAGATCCTTCCTTGGCGGTAGAGCGAATCGACCGCAATGAAAGTAATAGCGGCCGGGTGCCCCTTCTCGCCGCCCGAGCCAATGTCCGTGCCGGAAAAAACTCTCCAGTCCTTAGGGATGGGCCCGCTCGTCTTCATATTCTTTTCACGGTCAAAGGCCGGATACTTCCTGCCCTCGTCCACCACAAATCTCCCGAAGACGCGCTTTAAAATTTCCGACTGGCTCTTACACTTGGCGATGACCTCCGAAATTCGCTCCCGCGTCCAAGGGGACAGGGCACCATCGTCGTAAGTCACGCAGTCGTACATTGAAATTTGTTTTTTGAATGCGCCCTTGAAGCGCTCGCCCTCATTGCCAATTTCTTCCATGGCTTCGCGCCAGAAATTTTGGCCCAGGGTCGCGGTGAAGACCATACTGAAGTAACCATCGGTCGCCGCTAGCCGGAATTGAAGCTCGTCATATAAATTTTCAGGCAGCTCTTCATCACAAAATACCGCGTTTACCGTGCCCGATTGTAAGTGGGAAACATCCTGAGAATACGACTTAAAGTAAATCGAAACCCCGGACTTAAAGTGAATGGCAAAAATTTCCTTATTTTTCCACTCTTCGTTCCACCCGTAAACGGGGTCGTCCTTGAATCTCCCCTGAGGTAAAAATTCTGGCTTCCACTTCTCTTCAAATTCAATCGTAGAAATACCCGACGTTGGGTACAGATACCAAAACTGGCTGGGCTTGCGTCTCCACAAACGGGGCCACTTCTCTTGGTTCGTGGCCCAATCAAGTGCTAGCCTGATTTGCGTCGAGCTTTTTGAAATTTGGTTGGCCGCGACAAGCAAGCGCATCTTGTTTGTCGATTCAAAGAATTCCTTGGCCCATGCATACCAAGGCCAGCCATATAAAAATGGCAAGCCTTCTTGGCGCTCGACCTTGAGCTGAAGCCGCCTCTCCTCTTCGAGAAGCTCTTGAATGCGTTTTTTACTCATAAGTAATCAGTGAGTAAAAAAGCCGCCACTAGGCCCGTAGCTAATGAAACCGCCAAGACGAGGATTTGCATATCCTCAGGGGTCTGTGGAAAATTCGGCATCCGTGACTTCTCCTCGAACAGGCTTACTTGCTTGTTCAATAATCCGCTGAGTAACTCGATCCTGAGTCTTCAGCTTCTCTATTCTCTCTACTAGCTCTTGCTCAGACTGATGTAGCGATGCCTGAGCTACGGGCGAGCCTTGGTGTAAATTTACATTGAGGTTCTTTTGAACGATAGCACCGTTTTTACGCTTGTCGAGCATATCGAATATCTTCACCTTCAAATCAGCAAGCTTTCCCCAGTTCTTATCGCTCGTGGGTAACGTCGTATCGAGAATTTCTCGAAGACCTTCCATGCTCAAATAAAGCGCCTCTTCAATTACCTTCATGTAGGTAGCGGGCGGGCACAACATCCAAGCAAGGAACTCAGGCCGAGACAAGTAGTAATCGTAAAATGCTTGCCGCGTACAAACCCCAGCATACACATTCGCCAACGTCATACTATCCGACATATTCATCTGCACCCGCTCGTACTCATGCCAAAATCCAAACCGCAGCCTATTCTCCGTAGCGGTGAGCTTCTTTACTCCAAGCGCTTTTTTCAATTCTTGCTCATCAATGTTGAACAGCTCGGGCTTAACCGAAATCGCCAATTGAATTTTGGTCGCTATCGAATCGCGCACTAAATTAATCACCGATCGGGGCTCACTAGCGTCAAAAACGTCCACAGGGAAGTCGGCTGCATGCGGTGCGTTAGGGATAAGCATACTTTCAGCATTCATTTCATGAGCTTGAAGGTGTTTCTGTGGGTTGTCAAATGACGCGGAGGGGTGGG